CTTAACCATGCTTTGTAGATTACTGTGCTGTCCTTCATCCATTACATCTCCTTTGGTTAGATATATAATATCTTTTTTTTACTCTCTTGTCAAGTATTTTTCAAAAGAGAATGGTGAATCTATCCAAACATGTTTTTTTGATTCTCTATTAGCTATGGCACGAGACCAGGAAAACCCTGCATCTCCACCCCAGGCATCCCACATAATGCGACCATTAGAAGGATTGCTTGTATTATAAAAATCTTTTCCCTTTTTATCAACTTCATGACGAGCAAAGAAAGAGTACATTCGTTTTACTGTTGATAGAGACATTGGCCTGCCTGCAACAATATCTGAAGCCCTTCCCCAACCAATGGGGGTACCAGCACCTGTAGCCTTGCCCTCTTCTTTCCATCTAAGGGCACGCCTTGCTGCTGCTTTCATTCCAGCAGTTGGGCTATAGGTTTCTTCTGCCACGCTCTTCATTCCTAAAAAGATTTAATGAGATTGGGGCATTCCCTGTCGTATTAACTCTTTTTGCATGAGCTGGCATATTAGAAAAAATTGAAGAAAGATCTTCTGGAACTTCTATTTTTTCTGAGCTATCACTTTCAAGTACTGGAGAGTTGTCAACAATCTCTTCTGTATCCCATGCTGCAATAGCTTCTTTAATTAGATCAATATTTTCTATTGACTTACCCATAGCTCTAAGGGTTGATACCTTGTGACCGACTCTAGTATCTGTTGGCTTTCCATCTCTGTATAGTCTTATGACTGCTGCTGGAGCTTCTGGAGTACCTGTAATTACAAAGTCTGAGTCTGGAACATTATACTTACCATCTCTAATAATTCTTTCTACTTTGCCAGTTGCTCTGCCACCACTTGAGTTCCAGGAAACCATTTGTCCTACACGAACAGAGTCTGCCTTATCCATGTCATCCATATCATAGTCCATGTTCATATTATCATCCATGTTTTCATCCATATTATCATCCATTTCTACGTTTACTAATCCATCTGGAATAGCTGCTAGTCTACACTTTGCGTTTTCTTCTACTTCATATGAGAGTAGTTTGCATCCCAAAGTACCTTCTGCTTTATCATAATGAAAGGCACAGTTTCCGCACTTAACGCCTATATTTGCAACTTCATTTTCGCTGGGTAATTCATATCCAACCCACACACCTGAAGATGCCTTATCGAATGGGCCATATTCTTCAACAATTCTAATCAGAGAATTATAATAAGCCCTCTCTTGTGGAACAAGAAGATTAACAAGATCTTCGGGATTAAGATCTTCAGGATTCATATGTTCAGCTTTATTTACCATGTCGTAATCAGTGAATCTTTTTTTCTTTTTTGGCTTTACTGGTTGAGGATACTTATTTGGAGTAACTTCATTTGTAATTACTGCTTTGTCAGATTCAGAGGCATACAGGGCTGCCATTTGGTTTTGTGCTGCTGACTGACTAGAATGACACCCTTCGATCTCAGTAGTTCCTTGTTTTACTACTGCATACCCAGCACAACCACCGTAGTTTTGCTTAATTTCCCAAGGCATTACTTGCTCACCTCAATACACCCATCTTCACAAATGGTTACATTTCCTTCCCAGTTGTCGTTAACAAATCTCTCAAACCTTCTACGCTCTAGACCACTATTACTGGTTATCTTAACACAAGCTGAGTTTTTTTCTGGGTGGATACCACAAACTTCCATTCCCTCATAGTCTCTTAACTTATCGATGTTAAGAACCATATCTTCATTAGTTACTTTGGCAAAATTATTCTTAAAAATTTTATTAAACATGAGATTATTATACCACCAGAGCATGTGGTTTTGATTCATTTACACTTAATGGAGAAACTCTAATAGCTTCTGAATGTATATGTAATGATGATAGATTATCTACCCCTGAATAAGAACACCCGCTACCCAAGCCTCCCCTGACCTGATCAATAATTGCATTAACAGATCCCTTGTATGTAATGGTTGTGGAAACACCTTCTGTAACAGAAGACTTTCCTATGAAATCAATTTGAGCTTTATCGGAGGCCATTCCCCTAAAGTGCTTAACAATTGTCCCATTTGACTCAAACACTTCTCCTGGTGCCTCGTCTGTTCCAGCAAGCATTGATCCTAGCATGACTGCATCTGCTCCCAAGGCAAAGGATTTTACCATGTCTCCACTGTTTCTAATTCCACCATCAGCAATAATTGAACACTGATATTCATTTTGTAATGCTACTTCAGATATTGAATGAGCAGTAGGAACTCCATGACCACTTACTATTCTTGTTGTACATACGCTTCCACCACCTATTCCAACACGAATGGAGTCTGCTCCAACCTCTGCAAGTCTTTTAAATCCATCATAGGTAGCAACATTGCCTGCCATAATGTGTGCATCTGGCAGGGCTAATGAAAGTTCTTTGACTGCATTAATTGCATTATCACTGTGACCATTAGCGGTATCAACTAAAAATATTCTTACACCCATCTTGTATAGGCTATCTGCCTGTGATAGAAAGCCATTGTTAGACGCAATGGCTACTCCAAAATTATATTTGTCTTCAATGAGGTCTTGAGACTTTGCTATCTGTTCTTCGTAACTCATATACCTATGAAGGATTCCTAGCCCACCTCTGTCAGACATGGCTTTACACATCTCTACATCGCAGACCGTATCCATTGGTGATGCAATTACTGGCGTATAAAGACTAATTTCTTTTGCCCCATAACCAATTGACATTGTTAGTCTTACATCGTGCCTTGACTTTACTGAACTGTGTTGTGGCACCAAAAGGATGTCATCAAAACAAAGTGTTTCTTTCATTATTCTCCTATAGTAATTTGAAGCCTCTTAGATATTCTTCTATCTCTTCTGTCATTTTAGGTTTAGCTTGTTCCTCTACCAGATCTCTATTTCTATCTGCTTTAAATGAAGACCATGTGTGAATCTCTACATCTCCAATAGCTTCTCTTCTTGTCTTGCTGATTGCATTGTATACTGAACCACACATGGCATCAGCTAAGTCCTTAGACTTCTTTCTTGGGTGATCAACTCTATTGTTTGGCATGATTCTTAATTCTAATAACTCTTCTAGCAAAATGTCAATATGTGGAGCAGCAACTCTTTCTTCGTAAAAAAGCATTGCTAAATCTTCATAGTGTTTTTTTGCAACAGATAAAGTTTCTGTATTTATGCTGACCTGCTTTAGTTCTTGCTGAATATCAAATGATTGCCAGCGGTCAAAGGTGACCATTCCTAAATTAAATCCGTTTCTTTTTAGATTAATAATCCAATTCTTTACCTCTGAAAGATCCACTGGACCTTCTCTTTTTGGTTCCCACCAAGCTATAGCATCAACCACAACGAATGGAACTACCTGTGTGTAGTCATTGAACGACTGAACCTCTACCCATCTTTCAACATGACTGATTGCAACCGCACACTTATCATGCTTCTGTGCAAGGTCTGCGTGGACATAGTAAATGGTATCTGGATTGGGTTTAAAGTTTAAATCAAATCTTCTATTTTGATCTAAAGGATTACGAATAGACAAAGCTCTTTCTATCTTCTCTTTAGATTTAAAGAATGAGTCTGTACTGTTTCCTGGCATACATGCAAATCGCATTAAGGCATCGGAAGGTTCCTTGTAAAAAGCAATCTTAAAGTCTTCAATATTTCTTGTAGGATTTACTTCCCATGTAGGTCTCTTTAATGCAAATACCCGTGGGTATTTATAGGAAATTATATTATCTTCTTCCCACTCAATTTCAAAGGTATTTCCTGGAGAATCTTCTGGCAAGTCTTCATTAAGAATAAACTTATGACTTCTTATAATAGTTTCTTTTTCTGCAATAGCATCTTCATATGCATTGCTAATAAAGTCTCCCTTAAATCTAGGGAAGGAAAGAAGGACAACTTTTCCATAGTCAGGGAATCGTGAATCAACTGAACCACGGAAAGCTTTGTAAATGTTGTCAGCGGTTTTTGCTTGATCATTTGATGCCGCCGCTGACTGCATAGCAAATCCTGAAATCTCGTCAAGGATAGCCATGAACAGGTTCAAACCTTCGTGAGACTCTCGTTCTGAATGTCCTGAGTAAAC